CTCTTCTTCTCTACCACCTGTCACATCTGTAATATTAGTTATTTCTTTCATATACTCATATCTATCAACAATTTCTTTAATTTCACCAGCTAATATTTTTCCTAAATTACCAGCAATTTCAGCAACAGCTATCACATCAACATAAGTTTCCCCACTTCTTATTTTGTACTCTTGTTCTGTATAAAACATATAATTTTTATAAAGAAATCTTGTACCTTTTGCAATAACAACATCTTTTGCTACAACTGATGAAATATGACATCTAATTGTAGTTCTTGCTTTGTTAGCTTTTAATCTAGCTCCTCTTTCTCCATAAAAATTGCCTTTCAAGTCTAATCTTTCTTCTCTTGAATATTTTAAGAAGTTTTGTTTTGCTACATCATTCATATTTGCCTTTATATTTGATAATAATGCTGCAACTGTTGAGTATAAATATGCTTCTTTTGTACAAAGTTCTAATCTTTCTCCAGTAATTTCTTCATGAAATCTTAAAGCATCAGCTAAAATTGTTTCAGAATTAGAGTCTATTAAATTAAATTCTTTCATCTATTTCAACCTCACATTCAATTTCAAGTCCATTTTCAGTAGCCCTACATTCAACATTATTTAATGTAAGACCTTTTATATACTTACTAACTTGAATTTGTAAGTCATTAAAAATACTATTTTTTATTACAGTAATTGGTCTATCAACCATTCTATTATCTATTCCTAAATCTCTATGGAGTGGTACTGTTCCTCTTTTTGTATTTAACAGAATATATAATTCCATTAATTTTGGATGTTGAGGAATATTCTTATTTGAAACTATCATAATTTCCTCCTATTAGTATCCTTTTAAATCATCTTCAATTAATCCATGTAGCCATTTTTTTTCATTTTTATCTTTTGAATAAACATTCTTTTTAGATTTTTTCTTTAATACTTTTTTATTTTTCTTCTTGTTTTTTCCACTACCATTATTTCTTCTATTTTCCGTAGTTAAATTATTAGTAACTGGTAAAAGAAGTCTATCTAACTTTGGGATATATTCTTTAAGAGTTAAAGAACAATTTACAACTTCTAACTCTCCATTTGAGTTTGTACTCTTTATTCCTTGTTTAAAGTCTGTTAACATAAATCCATATTTTGATAAAGGTTTATTTCCTAAAATAAGTGGATAATACTCTCCATTTTCACAGATTTTTTCTAATTTTAATAAAGCTTCATTTATATTAGTCAGTGTATAAACTAACTTAATATTTAAAGAAATAGTTCTTAAATTTCTACGAATAAACTCTGTATAAGGAGCTTCTCCAAGATTGTCATGATCTTCTGTTTTAGATGAGATACTTAAATCAATAGTATCAGGAGTTAGAACATTTCCACGAGCAACAGTAAAAGTAATATCTCCATAACTTCCTAAATTACTTGAAAAATCAAATGTAGTAAAATTATTCAAAAAGTCTTTTGTTAATCTATTTAATATACTCATTTCTTAGTCATCTCCTTATAGTCAATAGATTCAACATCTAATTTTCCATTTTTTAATGTTGCCTTATTAGTTTCAAAACCTTTTTCAGCTTTCATACTTCCATTTATTGTTGCATTATTTGAAACTATTATATTTTTTTCTATTGTTGTATCTCCTGTTATAAGAACTTCACTGTCTATTTTTGTCAAAGTTCCTTTTAACTCTATATTCCCATCTTCTTTTACTGTTAAACTTGAACCTTGAAAATCTATTCTATATTCATCTTCTTGTGAATTACTTACATTTTTATCAGAGAAATAACTTCCAATTATAAAACCTCTTTCTGTATCATCTCCTAGAAATATACAAAATACAGGAGTATTAACTTTTGGAATAGAAGTTATCTTATTTCCAAATGTTATAGGAGATAAAATTTGTAGCCCATCTAATATTTGATTGTTATATTCAGGAAATTTAACTGAAGCTGTATAATCAGCTGTATTAACACTTTGAATAATCCCTACTGCTCCTTTTAATACTGAAATCATTTTTTATTCTCCTCTTTCATATCTTTTTTTATTTTGTACATTTCAATAGATGTAGTAAATTTTGGGAAATTGTGTTGTAGTCTAGTTACTACATAGTTTCCTGAAAATTCTCCTGCATCAGATAGGGCTATAATGCAACCTGAATATAACTCTTTACAACCAATAATTTTTAAAGTTGTTTCTATCTCTCTTTTATTGATATTTTCAAGAGTTTTCTTTGCCAATTTTTTTAAATCTCCACTTTTAGCCCTGGATTTTAAAGAGTAAACTTTTTTATAACTATCAGACTTTTGTCCTGTTTCAATTTCATGTTTTGTTATAATTGCCTTTTCTTCTTTTTGTTTTTTAGTATTAAAGTATTTAACTTCAATAGCATCATAAATATCATTAGATTTATCTTTTATTTCAAATTCCTCAACATTGTTCAAGCTAATACTTAAAAGAGGAGTATTTTCTGATAATATTTCTTCCTCAAATAAGATAAGTATTCCACTAGATATTTTTAACTTTACTCCTTCATCTTGGGCAATCTTATTTAAGAAGGAAAAATCTTCCTCTTCCTCCTGTTTTATATTTTTTAAAGTGATATTGTCTTTTACTTTATAAAAATACTTTAGCTTATATTTATCAGCAAACTCTTTTCCAAGTGCTTCTAAAGAGATATTAGCCCATATCTTAGACCTTTTAACATCCCTTGAATTAAGTGGACCAGATATTCCTTTAAATGTTGCTGTTTTTCTGTTGAATTGTCTTATATCTATATTAAAAATTCCTACATCACTTTGGCTTTCTCCTTCAAATTCACTATTCCAATTAAGAGTTTTTATTCCAAACTTTATTTGAGTTCCCTTTGGAATAGCCCAGTTTGTTGTTAGAAATCTATTATTTTCATTATTAAGTTTTATTATAATTTCATCTAATGTACCTTCTAAATTATCTATAATTTCAACATCAACTATATGTTTTAATAATTCTTCAGTTACATCTTTATTATCTATAAAAAAGGTAGGAGAGGCTCTCCTAACTAAGTTTGAACTAGCCACGGAGCAACACCTCTCTTTTTATCTTCTTTTATTTCAGGAATAGAAAGTTCAACTCCAGCTGGAAAGATAACTATTTCAGAGAGTTCAATATTTTCTTCTAATAACTCTTTCATAAGATTTTCATTTCCAAAAAGTTTAAAAGCAATTAGATCCCAAGTATCTCCTGCTTCTGTCTTATAAACTTGTTCTTGCATAAGTTTCTCTTTCCTCCTTCATTTTTTCTAATTGTCTTTCAAGTTCATTTAACTTTTCTTGTAAATTTTCTATAATGCTATTTTTAGTATCTTCAGATACTCCATTAAAAGTAAAACTATTGTAAATTTGATAAGTAATAGACTTTTCACTATTTGTGCTATTTTCTGATTTACTACTTTGAGTAGCATTTTGAAGTCTATTTCTTAAATTTCCAAAGATACTTTCATTCTCATCTTTTGTAAGAACTCTTTCACCTTTGTGTAACTCAGCAATATAACCGTCAAATGGCACATAATTTAATCCATTAGCATGGCTTCCATTTATTGTAGCTTTTGCAGTTCCTATATTTTCTTTTTCTCCAATGATGTATTTCATTCCTGGTATTTTTCTTGCAAAATCTAATGCTTTTTCCTTTGCACCAGCTATTGCATCAGACATAAGTTCAAATGGCTTCGCAAAAAAGCCTTTTATTTTCTCTGCAATACTAGCAATAGTATCTTTAAAAGAATTTAACATTGCTGTAAATCTTTCAGAAAATCCAGTTTTTACTTTATCCCAAAGTCCAGTTATACTTTCCCATAGACCTTGGAAGAAACCTGTAACTTTATCCCAAATAGCACTAAAAATCTTAGTAAGTACTGACCATAAAGTTGAAAAAACTCCAACAATCTTATCCCATAGCCAAGTAATTTTATTCAATATCCAATTAAATAAATCTACAATACCTTGCCATATAGCTCCAATAACTCCACTAAGTACATTCCAAACACCTGTAAAGAATTCTGCTAAAAAGCTAGGAATAGCTTTTACAAATGCTTTTATTTCATCCCAATATTTGTAAATAATGTATCCAAGAACAGCTATTCCAGCAACTATTAAACTAATTGGACCTCCTAAAGCAGTTATTCCAGCTTTTAATACTGCCATAACTCCACCAGCAGCCTGTACTGTTGTGGTAAGCTTTTGAAATGCTCCAATAAATTTAATTACTTTAGATGTTACACTAAAAACTGTTAGAAATACTATAATATTATCTATTCCTATTGTATTTAGAATTCTAAAAATTCCCCAAAGTACTGTCCCAACTTTTATCAGTGCATCTAAAAATATTTTTCCATTTTCTATAAAAGACTGCCAAAATTTATTAGCCTTTGTATCATTAAAATTTCCAGAAAGAACATTTGAAAGTTCATTTAACCATTCAATAGCTATATCAATTAGTTGCTTTCCGCTTTTTGTAAAAATAGCTTGTCCTATTTTTATTTTTACATCTGAAATAGCTGATTCAAGTAATGCCCATTTACCAGAGTCACTATCAAGAATAGTATTAGCCATTTCTTTTGCTTTTCCAGTAGCATTTTCATTTTCTTTTGCAAACTGTGCTAATGCATCAGCTCCCTGGTACATAACA